AGGGCCAACAGGACCTTGTGACCCAGCAGGGCCTACAGGCCCTGGGTAGCCTTGCAGCCCTTGGGGGCCAGTAGCACCCGTAGTACCAGCAGGGCCTTGTGGCCCAGGCACACCTTGTGGCCCTTGGGGGCCAGCAGGTCCTACATGGCCTATTTGCCCGTCAAGCCCTTGCTTGTATATTATCTTAGTCAAATTGCCTATTGGCGCTGTCATGGTGCGTACCTAGCAAGGTTAACTTGCCCATCAAAATCTACGTAGAACTGGTTACCCTCTTCGTCAACATAGTCACCTTCACTATAGCTGGGTGCAGCAGGTTGTTGTGCTGCATAACGCTGGTCGGTAGGCCTTGCAGCGGCTGCTTGCAGTAAAAGCTTGGCGTTGTTACGTGCCCTTACAGGTAGTTGGGATGCGTATAAAGATTTCATAACTTCATAGCCAGCTTGCTTATAGTCACCTGTTTTTACAGCAGCAAACATATCTTCAAACTCACCTAAACGGTTAGCCCCTAAATTATAGGACATGTCTAGTAAAGCTTTCTTAACAGCGTCTGGCCTATTGTCATACTTGGAGTCAAGGTTACGTAAAGCGTCCTCTGCTGCAATAATACTGTGCTTAAATAGCTTGTCTGCATCTTGTGTATTCAAAGGCTTGTCAAACTTAACACCTAACCTTTGTGCTAGTGCCTGGTTAGCCTGGTCTTGTAGGTTAAAACCATAGCCTATGGTGCGTATACCTAAACTGTCTTTATAAGGGCTTGCCCTGTACCCTTCATTCTGCTTTATATAGTCAGTAGTGCCATCAGGTAGTAAAGGTTCAGGGACATCATCAGTATTAGCAGGATCTTGCCCTAAGAAGTCAAAGATTTCATCATCACTTGCATCATCAGGGAATTCATATTGCTGGCCTTGGTATTCTATAGTAGGCATTACTGCTCCTCATACATAAAGCCGGTGCCGTCTGCTTTCCTTACAACACGCCGTATTGCAGGTTTACTTGCTGGCTGGCTTGTTTGTTGTGGGCTTGTTTGACGTTGTATAACAACATCTTCAACACCTAGCACAGGCATTAAACCTTTCAGTTTAGTATAAGGGTTAATAGTAATCTTACCTTGTGCCCCACTATAAGCAGCCCATGTGTCTAAAGCCTTGTTTACCCTGGGGGCAACATGCCTATTCAGTTCACTGGCAATAGCACTAGCCTTGTCAAAGTCACCACCTTCTGCCCTTAAAGGTACGAACTGTACTGCACCACTAGGGGCTACATTAGCTTGCACTTGCTTTAGCTCAGTAGGTTCATAACGCTCTTTTAGCACACTTGGTATTTCTTGGTATAGCTTATGCTGTATAGCACGTTCTAACACCTGTAATGACTTAGGATCCTGTTCAAATACAGGCTTATTCCTTGGGTTACGGTATGCGTCAATCAGTATATCTCTGTCAGCCACAGTCATAGTGCCAGGAGACCTTACCCCTTTGTCAAGGGCATCTACAATAGCCGAACCTAATTGTGCTTGTGTTTCTGGTGCTGTATCTTTGTGCTGCATTGCTGACGTAATTGCGCTCACAGTTGCATTGCGTTCTTTAGCATCTGTAGGGTATTCGCCATTAATAAAGTTAATCATCTGGCCGCCAAGCTTTGCATTCTGTACAGAGCTTGAGAAAGGCGCGTTAGGCGCTTTAGCCATAAGTGATACAGCTTTAAATAGGTTGACGTCTTTCTTGTAAAGGTCAAGCATTACACCGTTCTCAGCAATACTATAACCGTTCTTTATAATATCTGAAGATACTTTCCCATTAATCATATCAGTCATCAAGTCAACCTTACTTGTAAAAGATGCCACCATACTGTTCAGGTGCTCTTTGTCAGGCTTAATAAGTCCACTACGGGTTACAGAGTTCTCGATACTCAGGCGTGCATTAGCTTTAAGCTGTGCAAGTTGTTGTACGTACATAGCCTGCTGCTCTACTGGTACCATATCAAGGCTGCCATACTGCGCTACAGCAGCAGCTATAACTGACTCTATTTGGTTGTCAATACCTGTAATAGATGCATTAATTACAGACCTAGACACTAGCTCATCTGATGCACCAACAGCCTGCATTTTCTGCATGTCTGTTTTTAATTTGTAGGCTTCAGCTTTACCTTGTAATACTTTCTGCTCTAAGAAAGGGTCGGCTGGGTGTAAGCCCATTTCAGAGGCATCGCTAAGCAGTTGTTGCTGGTACTGCTGTTGCAGCTTTTGACTAACCTGGTAGTCAGTATATATCATACTGCTACCTTCACTACCCACATATTGCTGGAAAGTCGCTTCTAGCTTGTCTGCTGCCCATGGTGCACGCATCTTAGCTTGCTTGGTCGCTAACTGCAATTTGGTCACGTAGTCAAGGCTATTACCACCTTGCCTGAGTTTGTTAGCCAGCTTAACAGCGTGTGCTTGTAGTTCAGCAGTGTCACTGTCAGCTTTAGTGCCATTAGCTAGCTGTGCACGCACGTCAGCAAATGCTGTAGCATCTGCCTGCTTCTCGTTCTGGTAGTCCTGCTCAAGGCTAGACACGTCTTTCTGTAAAGATTTGAAAGCACTACGCTCTTGCAGTAGAGCACCAACATCAATAAGATTGCTGGTAGCATTTACAAAGGCGCTATTATCAACAGGCCTTACTTGTGCAGCTTGGTATTGGATCTGATTGAGGTCAATTTGTTGTGGCATTATTTAACTCTATTGCAGCTCTAGCGTCTTCAGCGTATGTCTTAACCATCTCACGTATTTTTATTTGAGTTTCTTTAGGTACTAAAGGGTGCCCTAAGAAGAACCTGTCCAACTCCCTTTCGGTAGCAGTTATGGACTTTTCAGGTGTGTCTAGTAGGTTTTTAGTAATGAAAGCAGTAACAATAGGCTCTAATGTGTTGTCATTAACAAGCTCAACTGCCAGTGTGTCTAGTATCTTATTGTTATATAATTGGTTATTACTTAGTACACTGCTGATGCCTGCAATTTTAGCTTGTTTTTGCTCGTCTGTCAATGTGTTATCTGTAGCTATACGCAACCACATACCTTTAATAACATTAACATCCTGTTTTGCGTCCTCTTCCATCTTTTTATTATCGCCTATCATGTCGTAAAAGGTCTGTTCATTGCCAGGCTTAATGCCTACAAAAGCTTTTATAAGCTGCTCACCCATGTTAGATTGCAGACGCACATCTTTTTTACTGAAGCTGTAATAGTCATCCACGACCTGCTTGTACTTAATAGAGGCAGAAGCCTGCATATAGTTTGAGAAGCTAGGTAGTATGCCTGCCCAAGTTACTGCAATGTCTTTTAGCTTTTCCAAGCTAAGCTCATCAGGCTTATAGCCGTACATTAGCAGCCTTGTACTTGTAGCAGCTGCACTGACATTGTTTACAAAATTCAAACTAGGCCCTGCTAGCAGCTCAAGCAAAGTACCTTCTGAGGTAAGTAGGCGCTCTACGAAAGGGTTGGCACCGGAAGCTACAGGGCTAATAACCCCGCTAAATTCAGAAGTAACAGACTCTTCTTGGCCAGTAGCTAGGCGCATAACTTCAGCAAATGAAGCCCCCAGTGCACCCCTTAGCAGTATTTCCATTAAAGCATAAGATGTGCCGTTGTCTAATACAGACAGGTCAATGCCATTATCTTCTAGCTGCTGCCTTAGTACGCCATTAATAAGCTCGTCAGGACTGAATGGCAGGCCCTGTGCGCCCCATAGAGAGAAAAGGCCGAGCAGTACAGCAGCACGCTTGCCATCGTAAGCTCTGTTGCCACGCACTACACCAGGTATTTTAGGCACCAATACGCCCATAGCTTGGTGCATCACACCTAAGAACTGGGTAAGAGGTCTAGCAAGCCCGCCTTGGTAAGCATAAGCACCAACTTTAGTCATATCTAAACCTAATTGGTTAGCTTTGTTACTGATACGCTCTAGATTGGCCTTGTCATACCAATTACCTTTAAGAGGGACTTTCTTGTCAGCTTGCAGCATGTTCTTAGAGAAAACAAAACTAAACACCTTATTAAATAATTCACCTTTCACAACCCCTTGTTCTCTAACAAAACCAACGACCTTGTTGAGAGGCTTAACAGACTCCCTGAACAGCGCTTCTGCTTTAGTGTCAGAACCGCCTTTAAAGGCTTTTAGCATTTCATTGTGCAGTTGGACATGGCTATCAACTGTTTCAGTCTTACCTGTCTTTACGAACTGTCTGGCTACTTCTGTAATGTCATCAACAACACCTCCACCAGTTGTACGTAATGCATTATCAATCTGCACGCTGCGTAAAGGTAAGTGCCCGCCTGTAAGCTTGGCGTAAACAAAGTAAGCCTCTTTAATAGACTTAGCCCAGGTTACAGGTGCAACACCTGCGTATAGGGTAGGTGTCAGAATGTTAAGTAAGAACTGCCTGAAAGGGGCAGAAACAACTTGTGTGTAGTAAGTACCGCTAGTTAATAACCTGGCAGGGTTAGCTTTAACACCTGCATCAAGGAACAGTTTAGATGTGTGTTGTCCTAGCCTGTGGTTACTGAATAGCTTATCCATAGACACCATCCAGTTATTCCAAGTAGCGTCAACTTGGCTAGCATAGCCTGTCAAACTGGTCATGTGCTCAAACATAGCATTGGCAGCTCTTACACGTGCAGTGTTGTCAGCTGCTTGCGTTCCTAAGTACAAAGACCTTGCACCATCACTTGTCCAAAGTTCAGGGTAGGTGTTCTTGTGTAATTGCTCGTATGTTTTGATTGTGTCACGCCACGCAACAAAGTTACTAACTTTAGCAGCAGCAGCTTCTGCCGCAGACAAAGGGTCTTCAGACTTACTGGTCACACGTTGTAATTGGTTAGCCATGTCCACACTGTATGTAGGCATTTGTGGCTGCCTTGCAGAGTACCAGTAGCCTGTGGTAGGCGTGTTAATTTCAATCCAGTTAGCGAAGTCATGGTTGTTCACAAGGTTCTCGTCTACCTTGTAGCCCGTTCCTATGCCTTGCTTAACTGCCATTTCAGCAGCAGCAGGGCTGTCAGCAATAGCAACAGCACGCTTAAAGCTGTGAGCAACACCATTCAGTTCACCTTGGAACTCTTTTTCAATAAAGTACTTACCTTTGTTTATTTTGTAATAGTACCCTTTACGGTACGGCAGCATCTGCTCAGGCAATGGCTGCACATGCTCTGTAGGCTTAGCCATCATAAACTTGTAGCGCTTCTCACCAGCCGCATTATGCACGTCAGCTAAGGCATAAGCCTGGTAGCCTTGCTGTTTGAACTGGTCAGCTTCTGCTCTTGTTACAACAGTAACCTGGCCTCTATCTATCACAGCGACCTTCTCTACGCCCGTGAAGTTACTTAAGTCAACAGCCTTACCCATGGTATCAATAGCCTGTGTACCGTCGTCTGCATCAGACTTAAGGCGCACATAACCTTCAGACAGTTTGGTGGTGTACTCTTCTTTGTTCTTTATTTGGTGTATAACATCCCACATAGCTCTCTCAGAGTGGTAGGCATGTATTTGGTCTTGGTCTAGTTTATACATAGCCACAAGTTCAGTGTCGTTAAATACCCGCTCTTGTTCCCCACCGTCTACAATAGCTTTAAGTACACCTTGCTTCTTAAACTCGTTCAACTTAAACATAGGCTCATTGATACGTAGTATGTCTGACTGTAGCCTAGAAGCACGTTCATTAGACACTGTTAGAGCGGTAACATAGTCACTAGATAACGTTGAGTGGATATTCTGAAAGTACCTGGTACCAAACAAAGCTGGGGTTACAGCCGCTTCAGGTATTACATGGTCAGTATCCCAACGCATACGCTGCTTAACATCTAACTGCACTTTAAACTCTGCACCTTCAGTTGGTGCGCCTGTAATGGTTGACCAGGTATTGCCACTCCCAACACGTTCAAGTACAGTCACACCTTCAGTCTCAAAAGGGCCAGCACCGAACTGTTGCCTAATACCTTGTGAAGCTGCTAAAGCCTCGTCATAAGACGCAAAGCTTGAACCGTCTGCTTTACCATATACAGAGCCATACCTTAAAAAGCCGTCATCAGATTTCTTGAAGACACTTAAAGTAAGGTCAGATTGGTAAGGCGGTAATTGGCCGTCTTTAGGTAATTGTGTTAACACACCTTCTAATTGCTTTTCTTGTTTAGCGGCATCTACAAACTGGTATAAGCTTGCAGGTGTAATGTCCTCAGCAGTAGCAAGTGCCACAGCTACGTTATCTTTAAGCTCTTTAGTGCCATCTTGCCCAGCTACACGCAGGCCGTCATACTCAAAGCCCGGTACACTGTTTATAGCAGCTTGCTCTTTAGTTACACCTAATACATTACCTGCTTGGCCACTAGGTTCTTGCAATACAGCGCTAGCTAGTATGTCACCAGCCGCTTTATCATTTGCAGCTATATCACCCAAAGGGGTGTCAATACCACGCCCTAAAGGGGCTGCTGCACTGTTAGCTTTAGCTGTCTTAATGGTCTTGTTAAAGTTAGGCACCCAGTCAGGTACAAAGTCTATAATAGCAAAAGTGTTAAGCATGAAGTTTTGCAGTTTAGCACCCCACTCTTCAGTGGTGCCTTCATCAATCTTACCCACATAGTCATTAACTAAGTCTAGTGTAGAGGCTACATCAAACTCATTTTCACCTAGCAGACCGCTGTGCTTACGTACACTGGTAATAACTGCTTCTGTAGCTTTAGCGCGATCAGGGCTGTAGTAGATGTGAGCAGCCAGGGCTTCCACAGCATTCCCATAAAGGTAAGATTGCTCACCAGTTACTTCTTTAGCAGCTTGTGACATCCACGCCATAGTGAAGGCTGGCATTGACCTTATTAGGCCACCTTGAGCTGACGCTATATCCTGCTCTTCTTGTATGAAAGCTTGCTGCCCCGGTTTGTCTGAACCTTCAAAATAGGCTTGTTCCCTGCCTGCTTCAGCTATAAGGCTGCCAGGGTCTGCACCTGCACCTATTTGGCTGGTTGTAGCTCTAGCTTTAGAGCGGTTAATTAAGTTGGTAGGAATTTTAGCGGACGTTTCAGACAGCAGGTTTCTAGCTACTTCTAAGTCGTCCTTTAACTCAATCCCTTGTTGCTCGAAGAACATTTCACGCATTGTTAAAGGTTGGTTAGCTTTATCAGAAAAGCTGTCTACAATGCCTTGGGCCTCTTCTACAGGCGCAGCCAATAAGGCACTTTGCAAGCCTTTGTTTAAGGCCATCTTACGTTCAGACGTAGCATCAGCAGTCAGTGTCTGGTAGGTCGTATCTACACCTACAGCAGCTTCATCTTGCATGCGTCTGTAGGCTTGTGGTTGTCTGGTGGCTAGGTCAGCATAGAACTGCTCACGAAGGTCTACAACAGGCCTGTAAGGCTTGTCGTTGAAAATGTAATCTACATCAGCTTGCGTTACTTCATCACCAAAGTATGACATCAATTTTACCCGTAAGTGCTGGAACTATTAACTGTTGGTCGTTGTATTGCTGGGGTTGTTGTATAGTTACTACTAGATACACCCGGCTTAGCAGTTGTGGTAGCTGTGGTAGTAAGCCCAGCAGGTTTGCCGAATGCGGAAGCTGCACTGCCTGCCATAGCTGACATCTGGCCAATCATGGCCCAGTCAGCATTCTTTTGCCTGGCATTCTGCACGCGATTATTTAAATCTGCTGCATTGTCCATGTACTCGATATTACTAGCCAATTGGTTCTGTAGGTTACCTAGTACACCTATAGCACTACTGCTACCTAACTGCCCAGCCATACTGCCTTGAGCTTCTGTAACAGCCCTGGCTCGCCTGGTCTCTCTTTGTGCTTGACGTATACGTCTGTTGTTTTCCATTGCTGCAAGCTTCTGCTGCTCGCGGCCTTCTTTTTTCTGCGCTTTACGTTGTTGACTTGCACTGCCTACGCCAAGTACAGCAGAGCCGATTAGAACAGCAGTTATCGGGTCACCCATAACGTTGCACCTCATATATGTGGTAAGAAGGTCTGTTCCCGTCTTTAGGGGTAAAGCCTATTTTCTCGAATTGGAACATCTCAGCAAAGCGTGCTAGTTTGTTATTGCTAGCTTGGATCACAGCCCTAACAGCTGCGTACTCTCTCTTCAAAGCTTCAAGGGCAGAAGTGAAGATCACAAGGAATTTCTTGTAACGACTTACTGTGAATTTACCAAACACTTCACAGTGCAGGTAGGCAACGCCTCTGAATTCTTCTACATCAAGCGTAACATCTTCGTCTTGGTATAAGTTATAACGCATTATTAGCTACTCCTTCAAACCCAAACCCTAGTAAATGAAAGCCTTTACCCGCCACTGCTGAAAACTTCATAGACAAAGAACGGCCAGTGCCTAGTAGTTTAGTTTTAGTTGTAATCACCTCTTGACCATAATCAAAAGTATCGCCTATCGCCCCTGGCATATAAGCACGAGTAAAGCGGTAGATCTCTTGTTCAGTAGACCACTTCCCGCTGTTATCAGAGTCGCTATAGTCCCACTTAGCCTGCATCTTGCAGCTACTAGGGAAGTTTAGTGTAGGCTGGCCTGACCCATTATTAATGAAAGCAGTCTCAGTTCGCCTAAATTGACATCTAAAGTATATAGGGTACTTTTTACTTGTTGCGTCCCCAAGTATGTCGTTGTTGCCCTGCAAGAATGCAGTGTAAGTAGTTAGTCCGTAGTCTCTGTAGGCTGTATTCTTGTAATAAGACACACCTAGCGTACTTGTTGAAGTATTGATAAGGAACATAAAAACTTTGTTAGCTGTGTAGCTGTAACCTGAACCACCTACAGTTACATTGTCAGAACCTGATACAACTGTGTCAGCTCCTGAAGTCACATTGTTAGCTGTAATGCTAACACGCGGGCTTACTGTATAGAACGGTGATGTAGCAAGGTAATTATTATTTGATGCTAGTGCGTTCTTACTGAATGCCTGTAACAGTATATCATAACTAAGCTCTGTGACCAACTTCCCTGTGTCTAGTACGCCATTAAAGCTGGTGTCAGAATTGTACCACCAACTGACCTTTTTATTGAGGGAGTCATACACTGACTGCACATGAGCTTGTTGTATAGGGTTTATTTGGGTAAGATAATCTTGTATTTTGCCTGAGCTTATGTTCTGCGCTGATATGCCGCCTGACTGCCCGTTATAGCCTAAACTGTAAATACCATCCTTAGCCCACAAGAATAAGCTACCTTCAGCTATTACTGCACAGCCTGGGCCTGCAATGCCAACATCTAATATTTTGTATGACTGTTGTTCTTCAGCAGTAAAGCCTGCATCGCCACCCCTTATAGCCAATACTTGCTTATCAGTCATCACTATAAGGCTGTCCATGATTACAGCAATCTTTTGCACACGGCCTGCACCTGGGAATACCATGTAACCGCCATCGGATGCAACAAGGTCGCTATCTTCTTCACTTGCAGGGTCTGCTTCTTGGTAGCACTTACCATAGTCTAACTCAGACCTTACTGTTTGGCTGTAGAACAGGTAACCTGTTAAGTCAGGACTGCTAGCTAGAGCACCATCAACATCTGAAATAGCACCAGCCCAAAACAGCCTGCCTGCATACCAAGCTACAGCTGCTGGCCTGTTACGTTCTTCATCTTTGCTTACATAAGCAAATGCAGCAGGCCCGTTAACGCTGTTACCGAAAAATTCTTGCTTTGTAGTGGTATTTGTTTTCACAGACCTACTGTAATTACGTCTGAATACATCAATTACAAAATGGCCTTTAGGGGCTTCTAGGCGGCCTGAGTAGATGTTCCGTAAATCTTCAGAGAAGAACTGGCCATAGTTAGCTTCACGCTTGCCACGCCACCACTGGTAAATCTTAGCAGGAAAATCTAGTTCTTTTGTATAGAACTCATCAATGACGTTAACTACAGTACCACTGCGATTATTAGCTTTATGATACCAACCCTGATTAAAAAGGTTATACTTGTTATCGTTTGACAGGCTGGTTGGCCTAGTGTCAGGCTCTACACCGTCAGGGATGCCATAATAGTCACGTGTCTCAATGACTATATCAACCTTATCAAGAGCAGTGCCGTTGTAGCCAATCCTGCAAGGCTCAAACTTAAGGCCAGCAATAAACAGACTGCCATTGCCAGGTGCATACTCTACACGGCAGTCACTGGCTGTTGTAGTATTATAGTAAGGTGTAGTTGTTAATTCTATTGTACTGTGAAAGCCAGCGATAATACTGCTAGATCCAGCGTCAAAGAAATGCAATTTATAGCCTTGCTGCATTACTATGAATGTCTTGTCTTTGTTCCCGGCAGCTTCCCATGTGTAGCTTGTGAAGGCAGTTGTATTAATGGCTGTCCCAGTAAGGCCTTGCAGTACACTGGACTCATAGTCCAGGCCTAGCCTTACTTTCCTAGATCCATCCTTTTGCAAGACAACGTTAGACTCATCACGGGTAAACCCGCTATCCCCTGTTATCACACCTTGGTCAGTATTAAGACCTTTTACAAACGGTAGCAGGTACTGTGCAGGCATTAGACCTTCTTCTGTGATCTTACAAAGTTTTCAATGGCGATTCTAGCGAAGTCGTAGCGGGTGTAAGACGTTTCACTTAAAGCTTCTGGTAAAGGCTTTTCAACGTCAGTTTTCATTTCAATTAAATGCAGGTTACGTGAACGGTCAAATAACACACTAAAATCTTCTTTGGTATAAGTCTCTTTTTTATCTGCCATAATCTGGGTACTCAATAGTTGATATTGTTCTATGTCTCTCTGTCCCAAGCCAAGACCTTTGACGCCTTACACGCTGTTCTTCTTTAGCATTAGGCTGTTGCTTTAAGGCGTTAAAGCAGGTGCTTTTAGCTTCAGCAAGCAGCAAGCTGAACATCTTGGCAGGCATGTCAGGTATTGCGTTGTCTGTCAAGGTAAACGTTGCTTCACGGTAGCCAGTACATAATGTTTTAGATTGCTGTAACGCGCCATCGACGGTGTTATTATAACCGTTAAATACAATATAGTCATCATCAAAACTTGTCCAAATACTAGGCATCTCTGCTTTACTGACAGCAAACTGTATACCTGTAATATCTGTAACTAGCTGGTTGCTGGTGCTTGAACTGTCATACCTTGACACATACTCTAAAAAGCGTTCGGCATCAACAAACTTAACATCATTCCACTCTACTTGACCGTCAGTTGACTTGTTGTACCTAATAGTCTCCACTTTAGAAATACTTGTAGGTAGGCGCATGTGTGTAGGCTTATTAGTGTCACCTAAAGCGGTAAGCTGGAATATTTCCTTGAGATGAGGCCAGTCAGCCCCTGAAATAATCTCAAAAAATGTAGTACGTACAATACGGGCAACCTGTAAAGATTCTTCTGTATCGTTGATACTGTTAACATTATCTGAAGACATATCAGACAATATATCTTGTGTAATATCAAGTAAGGTCATTTGCATGTTATGCCGCCCTGTGTAACCTGGTAATTATAAGTCTTATGTCAAACAGTTCAGCAGCATGGCTTGTGGTTATATTCATAACAGCCCCGTTATTTTTAAAGTCTGCTGTTGCATGCATAAGGAAAGGGTAAGTCATACGCTGGTCTACTGCCGCTCCTTTAGCTACAGCTTGAGTTGCTTCCCTTAATATACCTGTGGTACCTGCCACATCAAAATCTACTGTTACATAATGGCTAGTACCTGACGGTATTCTTATAGTGAAATAAAGCTCACATAAATAAGCATCATTAACATTGGTAGGTGTTATTTTGTTAGTTGCTGTGTTATACCAGTTACCTGACCCACTTGCAGTGTAAGTTGTTACCTGGCCTGCCCCAGCACCATTAATAGTTATAGCAGTACGTGTGGTAGCGCTTATTGCACGCCTTGCCCCGGTGACATACAGACTGTCAGACCATAACTGAAACCCTGTAAAAGGGTTTTGGCCTGCAAGAGCAGCATCAAGCTCATGTACACCAAGTTTACGGTACACACTTACAGCATTGGTGGAACTGCTGCTAGTAATTACTTTACCAGCATCTGCTGTGGTAGATATTGTTATGTGCTTAGGCTCGTGCACTGAGCTGTGGCCCATTGTGCTGTGTTCAATGTTCGCCATGTTATGCCTTTATGGGTATAAAATTAGTGCGCCTATCCCTGCTTAAGACAGGCTGCTGGCGCGAGCAGTGGCAGCCGGTTTGAGGTGTGCTAATGCACATAGCCTTGGCTGCCTAACATATCACTACGGTCTTTGTGGAATGTACTTAACAATTAAACGGCCTGAGCCTGCCGTAAAAGCAGCTGTACCGTAATTCATGCCTATGTACGCATTTGAAGCGCCTACAGCATCATTGGTAGCTAAAGCACCAGCACCAACAATTACCGTATTAGCAGTAAGGCCAGCAACTGCTTGTGCAGCAATAAAGCCATCAGCATCAATTGCACTGCCTGCTTTAGCATACAAGCCAACATCTAAGGTAGCTGCACCACCAGACGTAAAGGCAGTTTTAACATAAAACTTAACCTCGGTCACAATAGCATTTGCAGGGATGTAAGCATGGGCGCTGCTAAAGCTATCATTAGCGCCGTTAAAGTTGGCATCCTGGTCTAAGAAAGTAATAATAGTTGAGCCGATGTTTGTGTAATCAACATCAAGTTCAATAGCATTCTCAGAGCCAGCATCGTAAATATACTGCCTAGCAACGGCAACCTCGGTCGTTGTCCGTGGCCCGTAGAATTGCACTAAGCCATCATTATTTGTGTAAACGGTCATATTGGTATACCCCTTATGTTATAGTGCAGCGTTAGTGTTAATGGCAACAAGGTTTTCAGGTCTATAGAGTTTTACACCGAAACGCATTGTCGTAACCATTGTTTCCATACCGCCACCTTTAAGAGCAGCACGTTCCATTTCTGTTCTTGGTGCTCTACGCATTACACCACGGAAAGGTGCAAAATCAGCAGAAGGTACAGCAAATAATAGGTTTTGTACATCACCTACTTGAGCGGTAACAGAAGCACCAGCATGCGTAATAGCTTCAGAAGCAGCTAGCTGGTACAGGTATTGAGATACATATACGTCAAAGCCTGCAATGTTAAAGCGGAACTGGCTATTAGCACCAACTACACCACTTGTAATAACATCGTTGTACATAGGCACTGGGGACAGTACGTTAGTAGCAATTTTGCTGATTTCATAAGCAACAGATTCGTCAACAACAGCTATTAAACCTTGGTTAGGCACGTTAGCTCTTGATAAGGCAGACCTTGCATAGTGGAAGTCATTAATGGTAATAACACGGCTAGCGCCTGTACCGTTGAAACGGTGGTCAGCACCATTAATTCTGTTAGGGCTAGCAACCGTTTGCCCACCACCAGACTTAGCACCAGGGCCAGCAGCTTTAAGCAGGGATGTTTCTAAGTACTCATTAAGTACTCTTACTTGGTCTGCTACAAACTGTGACTTGCCGTACTGCTGGTCAAGGAAGTAGGAGTCTTCTTTTGCTTTGTCAGTGATCGTGTCTTGTGAATAGACATCTTCATCAACAATCATGGTGAATTCACCAATATCCCTTGAGCTGGAAGTGGTGTCAATATTTTCATTCCAGTCCTTAACCATAGGTTGCCCTATAGAAGGTACACTGTAAGTGGTACCATGCCCAAAGTCAGGGGTAATCCATTTACACCATTTGCCAGCCATTAAGTCTGCCATTAAGAGCCTTTTAATCTCTTCTGAGTATATTGTAGCCCGTACATGGGTGTCAGCTGATCTAATCATATAAACCTCATTTAATTGTTATTTCTAGTAGCCTGCGCTACCGTTTTGCCTAGCTATTGCTTTGTACAAGCGCTCTTGGTGTGTTTTGCTGTAGTAAACTTTTGGGTCAGTTGTTAAGACTGCCATAAGTGCGTCTACACTGTCACTACCACCTAAACTTAAGGTATTAATACCCCCTTGCACGCTGCTAGGCTGTGCATTTGTTTGTTTAAATAAAGCTAACACTGCTTGAGGGCTTTTAGCGGCCATGTTGTTCAGGTCTTGAACGTCTAAGCCAAGCTCTCTTGCTTTTTCCACATAAACACTTTCTGCTTTGTCAGCATATAATTGCTTAAGTTCAGCAGCTACCTTGCTACTGTTTTCCTGTGTCTTAGCTTCTAACTGCCGTTTAGCTAAAGCCTTTTCAACAATAGCTTCCATGTCTACAGGTTGCCCGGCTGTGTGTTGCTGGGGTATAGCTTGTACACCGTCTGTAGAAGGGCTTCTTGTGAGTAGAGCGTCTAGCCTAGTTTGTATAGCAAGTTGCTGGTCACGCAAAGTTTTATTGTCAGCTTCCAGCTTGGCAATATGCTGCTGTGCATGGGGCACGCTTGCTAAAGCGTCATCGACAGTCTTGTACTTCTTCTCAGCTCCAATAAAGTCGTTAAAAATTGTTGGTGCTGTTTGACTAGCTTGGTCAGCATTGTCCATAAATCCTACCTTGTTATAAGTTGTTTACAAAAATCTAAAGCCTTCAATTGCCCTACTAAGTAGGCTTGGTTATAGGCCCATTCACCCTTAAAATCATCAGCCATAGACTTAGCTCTTATTGAATTCTCCATGTCAGCAAGGGCTTTAGCTACGTATTCAAACAGGTGTGCTGCTTCTGTAAACTCAACACTTACCCTACTTATGTTCTCTGGGAGTATATGTCTTTGTATTAGTGTATTCATTACTTCTTCCGCCCATAGCGTATAGCAGCGCCAGCAGACCTATTAGTAGATTTGCTAACAACACGAAGGTTACTAACTCCATTGCCGCCACCACGCTTAAGAGGATGTTTATGGTCAACGTCTTTACCGTCTCCTTTACGTGCACGGCCTGCTTCAACCATTGTGGCTCTTGCTGCATTTCTTTTAGCTCTATTAGCTTTCTGCTCAGGCTTACTGTGGTATTCTTTATATTCTTTCTTGTAGTCGCGCTTAGTAGGCATCTTTACATACCATCAGGTAATTCTTGTTCTTGTGCTACTTGCATGTTTTCTTGGTACTGCATGCCAAGCATTTGTGTTTCTGCTTGCTCTGATATCCTGACGTTAGGTGTCATTAACTGGTAGCGGCCTAGCTGTAAAAGTTCTTCAAAAAGCTTGGCTTCGGCTAAGCCGGATACGTGTGACATAACGGCCGGATCTGCTGCAAATGCCTGTCTAAAGCCCAGGTAATTCTGTAAAACATTGTTGCGCATTGCATAGTGGTCAGCTCCTACAGCTCTTATTTTTCCTTTTGCTGTAAGGTCTGCTTTGGTAATACTTAGGAACTCTAAAGCCCCTGTATCAGTATCTAGTACACTAATAGTGTCTATAGCGTTAATATTCCTTCGCGCTAATTCTAACATACTGTTAAGCAAAGGTTCAAGTACTTTCTGCTCAAATAACTTAATCTTCTGTTGTGGCAGCTTGTTACGTGCACGCTTCATTTCCCCAACCTCAAAGGCTGTCTTTTCCCCAGGGGTACGGAACCCTAGTTCCTCTTTAGGCATCCCTGCAAACTCTTCCATTAAGGCAAGTAGGTTTGCTATTTGGCTGTCAGCTTGCAGTGCTGTGCCATCTACACGAAGGAAGTCTACATCTGAGTCAGGGTCAGGCAGTATAATCTTTTCCCCAGGCCCAAACTTAAAGTTATCAACCAAGCCACGCACTTTAATAGGGGGCATTGCCATAAGGTCAAACAAGTCAGCCCTAATATTCTCAAGGTGGTCTATTCTGTACTGCATACCTATTAGGTTAACGAGCGGGCTTTGCCCGTACGTACTGCCAGCCCTTTGCCGCCAAGGTGCATGTACAAAGTAGGACTTACCAACCCAGCTAGGGTTAGGTTCACAACGTACAAGGTCACACCTATCTATCACAGTTATAATGTGGTTCTTAAGGAATAGTCCTGTTTCAAGGTCATACATGTCACCATGGAATTCTAATATTTCCACTAGGCCTGATCTCATGTACATACCAAAGCTACCAAAGCCATCAACAACCATACTGTCAAACATACTTAGTTCTGTTCTGCTAGATCCTTGGTGGAAAGATCTGTTAGCTAAGGCTTTACGCACAATGTCATGCTTGTAAGAATTCTCAGGTTCTGATAAGGCTTCTGCATGTAAGTCACCTAAAGTCTTAACATACCTTACAACTTTAGGGCTAGCAGCAAAGCTTACTCCTGTAGGATCCCATACTATGTCTGCCATAGGTACACGCCTAGCTCTTGGGCCTATGTAGGTAATAACCTTTTCACCTGTTTCGTCATCAATATAATAATCTTCTACGTACTCACAGGTAGCAACACAGTTACCCCATAAAATAAAGTCTAGCAATAAATCGCTCACAACGTCCTTAAAGCCACTTGCACGCAGTTTGTTTGCCATGTAGGCAGTAATGGCCTGCACCTTCGTCTTATCGGCAGCATCGGCACTGTAGGCGTCCCATTTAACCCATTCCTCGTTAGGGAATAGTGACTCGAAGTAACTAGCATGCAAGTTATCCATAATCTGGCATAACTTAGGTAGGTGGGTGTTGTTTTTCCAAGGCAACTTCGCATTACTGGTCTGCTTAGTGTTTGTTGCATACACGTATTCACGGCACTCTGCCACTTCATCTTCAAAGCACTGCCTAGACGTCTTAAACTTAGTCCACATATCAGTTACATGCTTAGCTTTGTGGTCAGGATTGGCTAGGCCTGTTAGGCATTCTACTTGACTCATTGGTAGGCGACTCCTCCAAATTTACGGTGATAAACGACATTGCTGCTGGAACTTTCTGACTGCATTTGCCTGCTTGCTGGCTTAGCTGCTAGCACAGCTATAGTTAGGCCGTCCTTAAGGTCATCGTGCGGTGGGTTTTCAAAACGAAGCTCTTCTTCAAGTAGTTCACAGTTACCGCCTTTGTAATGGTAAATAACTCGCTGCTCGTACCTGGGCTTTAAGGTAGATTGAATACGCTCTTCCTTTGTACCTTGGTTACGGTTAGGCCTGTGTTCCTCTATGGAACATAAGATACCGTTATTGGGGAAGTAGGTGTATTTTAACTCGTTCACAATCTGCTGCTGTGCTGTGGTCGTTTCCATGCGTATACGTTTAAAACCCCATTTCAGGTATAGACGTTCAATTTCTGCAAAGTATCCTGAGATCATTTCAGTCTTAAACCTGGCTAAGTCAAGTATATAGACGCGCCTGTCAGCATCCATGCCCACTACTACCACTACGCTGTAGTCAGTCTTTTTCTTAATACTAAAAGCAAAGTCAACCCCTGCTGTTACCAGTACAGGCTTACCTGCAACAGTGCATATACCGTCTACAAACCTTACCTGGCTCTTGTCATAGTACTGGAACCATTCAGGTTGTATCAGCGTAGTAGCTTCATTATTAGGCTTATTGTAGTACTGGCAAAAGAACTGGTTCTTGTCTAAGTATTCAGCTTTCTTGTAAGCCAAGATATTAGCATCAAAGCCATACCATGCCCCATTGGCAGCTTGCCGTCTAGGCCATATGAAATCCCCAGTGCCGTCACCTGCATCTTCAACTTGCTTTTGAAACAAGTCATACATCTTGCGACTGCTGCCCTTGATGTGGTCATACACTTCTAGGCTTAATAATTCTTGGTATAAGTCGTCAGGGTGGTACCTTGTACCTACAGCAATAGTAATAGCACCAGGATCTTTAATAGAGGCTAATTGGGAGTATGCAGAAGCAACCTTATTCCTTTGGTCTGCTGTCGTCACGTTATCAGGTACAACTAAATCGTCAAGTACAAGTATATCACAATGCCTACCTGTAATGTTACCACCTATACCAACTGCTGTAAGGGTGTTATCCCTTATAATTGTGTTATGCCTGGCTGGGTGATCTACAATAATCTCGCTGGTATTCCATCTAGCCCTTTTAACTTTGTTGTCATCAACCATGTCAGGCCAGTAACGTTTGTATGCGCGGCTAGTTAATATCTGCCCCACACTGTAAAGTTGTGCTTCTGCTAAAGAGCTAGTAGCTGACACGTACAGTATACGGACCTTTGGGTCAATTGTTATACGCCAACTTGTCCATATAGCAGCAACAGTAGACTTTAAATGGCCCCTTGGCAATAAAACAAGGCTAGCTAAGTCCCTGTCAGTGCTTGTTAACCATCTAAATAGCTGGTCATGTATGTCACCAAAGCACAGGTCAGGGCAGACAAGCCTTGCATAGAATGCAAAGTCTGCTTCTGCTAGCTGCTTTATGTCTTGCTTATTTATCTTATTGGATGATTGCATTATCTATACTGTACTGCGCCATACGTTGAATGTCTTCTGCATAAATATCAGGCTCCTTGCTTACCTGCTCAGCAGGTGCAACCACATCTTCCCTGGCTTTATTGGTAGTAGGCTTAAGCTTGTAACGGCCCTCTGCAAGCCACTTAGCACTGCTAATAGCAGACATGCCGCCTGATATACTGTCTTTGTGTATAGCAAGCAGAGCGTCGCTGCGTATTTTCATTTCCATCTCTTTGCGCCAGCGTTCAATGCTGTCTTTTTTAGGCTTTAATATGTAGTTATTCAAAGCACGCTGCAACTGGTTCCAATACTCCCAGTCGCCATGGCAAACTTGCTGTACAAAAGTCCATTCAGTAGGGTCACAGGTGTTTATGTAAACCAAACGCATAGACTTATAAAGCTTGTCACCAACACGCCTGTCTTGAAAATGTACCGTATAGGTAGGTTCTAAGGCAGGGTTTTTGAATTCATAGAACAAAGCCCTGGTAGGCTTCCTGCTATAGTCAGCTATAGCGTACTCTGCCGTACCCTTCATGTCATGCTCTAGGATAAAATCTTCAGGGATTAAAGCGTCTGCATTCTTAAAATCACCCATCTTTACGCCTCTGCCCAAATAACTGTATAAGTAAGGTCTTTATATCAGAAAAGCCTGTATGCATGTCCTTGCCTAGCTCTGATACCCTGTTGTCTAACAGAGTAATCCTTGCTTGTAAACCAGCTTGGTCTTCCTTTAGTTGTTCATATTTAGACAGTAGTATGCTTATAGCTTGTTTGTTATCACTGGACATGGCAATTAAACCTTCAATTTCTTTATTAAGTAACTTTTGGTCCTCTAATGCTACCTTAATTGACCTGTCAATCTTTGACCTTTCCCCTTTATACAATGAGTAAATAAGGCGAGAAGTAAAGCTTGCAAGCACAACAACAGCAGCGGCACCAAATAGACTACCACCTTTCAATACATCAACAAGTAAATTCTCCACAAAACCCCCTATAAATTCCCTTCACTCGTCCAAGTACCCGGCACGCCAGCTGTACTACATACCCAAGATTTAGGCTGTCCCACAGTAGGTGCTGAATTGATCACTCTATCGCCTAGTTCCCAACGTAAAGTAATTGGGGCTGCACTCCCATAGACAATAGTATTCTCAGTTTTAACTTCCACTAGACCAGCAAATACACGCAAAGGCCCAAAAGCCGCCACTTGCGCATTAGACATATTGTAACAACCATAGCCTGTAAGTTGGGCATCTGTACCAGCTACGTAGTAAGTAGGTAAGCAAATTACATGGCGACCTTTACCTAATTTAAACCCTTTCTCATTAGTACCAGCGTATAAATTAACTGAGGTGATATGTTGAGTAGTAATGTTAACATTCACAACTACAGTGTACATACCGGTACCTAAGCCGTTTAGCCCAGTTGTGTATGTTTCAGAGAATGCGCCGTTATAAGAAGCAGAAGACCCTGTTATAGCTCTTACAGCAGCACCAAAACCGTTAGTAATAGGCGTGGTAACAGTGACATTAGAATTATTACCACTCCAACCCCCACCACCATTCGTTATGTACTGGGCTACTTTGTCAGCTGTAAAAAGGGTGTTAGACGGCTTTACATGCTCATTATTAAGGGCATGCGTCTTAGACATACCTTCAGTAGAGCCTTGGTAATTGGGTGCTGAAGTGGGCGAGTTGTCCCTGACAATAAATGTGTTGTGAGAGCCTCTAATAGGACCGAACGTCGTAGTAGAGCCTGCATTAAACAGGAAGCCCTTGTCCCAACCAGAGTCAGAGCCTAGATTGTTGGTAAACTGAAAATCATTCGGCATGTAGTTGAAAGAAACCAACGGTTGGTCACCAGGGAATAGCGCACACTTGTCAATGATAACATAGGTGCCAGTGGCTGTTACAGGCGGGTTACATGTCATAATAAGCCCATCACCTTCACCACCAAAGCGGCAACTACGCATTTCCACGTTGCAGGTGTTATTAATCCAGGTCACACCACCATTGCCAGCGTATCTAGGCACACCAAACAGGTTGTCGAGTATTAAATTTCCCCCTTGCCCAGTCACACCGTCACCATTTCGGAAACCAGTCTGAGCTGTAGTCATCCAGCATGCTGTGAGGTGCAATGAGCCACCCTTAAGGTCAACACCGATAAATGTAGCGTTTGAACTGTTACTGTATAGCTTACAGTGACTCATGCGCATGAGTGTAGATGCACTGGCAGCAGACGTCTCTATGTGTGCAACAGTCTGGTCTTGGAATTCACAGTTTTCAATCGTGATTGTAGATGTATCCACGTTGCCCGTATCAATATATAAGGCTTTAGCGCCACCAATAAATACCAAATTATCAAACCTATTCTGGTATGCGCTGGCTACTGTAATGACGGTAACACCTGCATCAGGCTTAAAGCTAGCCCTTTCACCTGTTACAGTGTGAGAGCCATATACAGTAATTGTGCCAGTGGTACGGTAAATACCAGCGGGGAAGTGGATGTAGTCTACGCTGAAAGAAGCGCTAAAGCCGTTATTGGCGTAGCCTGGGTTTGCAGCGTTACAGCAGTTCTGTATTGCAACAGTGTCATCTGTAACCCCGTCACCCTTAGCACCAAACATCTGCGGTATATACATACTTGTTATAATACGTACAAACCTACCAGCCATGGTATTAGGTGTAATGTACTTGCCATTATCCGCTGTAGCAGCACTAGCGCTGTTATAATAGAAAGTCCCAGCCCCTTTGTCCCCTTTAGCATAATAACCGCCACAGTACACGTAAGCGCCATTCACAAGGCCAGTAAGGGCTTTCATATCTGCTACTGTATCAACAGCAACAGGGGCATTCTGCCAAGTCATTGCAGTGCCATTAGTCGTTAATACCCTCCCACCATTACCAGTCTGGTTAGGTACAGCTGTACTTAAGCCTATAGCAGCTGCCACATCAATCCACCTAGCAGCATCACTGTTAGCAACAGGTGCAGGCAGGTTTATAATGCGGTAGCTGTTCATGTCAAAGTTAGCGCCCATAGCATTAGGGCCAGTCCCATCCCTAGACAGGGTGTTCTCGAAAGCATTTTCAATAGCAGTATAGTTGGCATTTCTTTGTGTTGTGGTTTGAAAGCCACTAGATTCGTCTGTAAGAGTAGTTTTGGCCATTACCATACCTGTTAGTGGGAGCAGAATAAAAGGCAGCCTTACTGGGAGGGACAGTAAGGCTGTAGGCAGTAACAGTAGGGTACTGTTACAAGGCAGCAGGCATGCTAAATGGCAAGCTACTACATGGCTTTATTATTATTGTTAGCCTACCAAGCATACTAGCACAAAATAAAGCTGCTGTAAAGCTACATTTGAGCAGCAACTTGCCTGCCACACTTAGGCAGCACACCTTAGGCTACAGGCTAACCAGCCAAGGCACACCAAGCATGCTTACCTCTGGCAGCAGGCAAGGCCTTGTTTTTCCTTGGGAAAAATTTGCTGGCGAGATTTTCGAGTTGCAGTGCACCCAAGCAAGCACCCCCTGCGCCCCCTGCTGGCCCCTTGCCAAAAGCAGTAGAATTGCTGGCCTTTGCTGGCGCTAACTGCTGGTTGTGGCAGGCAGGCAGGTAGAGCAGGCAGGGCTAAAGCACGCTTAAGGTAAGGCAGTGGCCTGCACTCTCTGTGTACTCTGCACTCTATAGCCAGCGGTACCCTTACCGCTTTGGCCTTATGCTTAGGTTGGCAGTCAGAGCTATGCGCTTTGCTTTGATTTGCTTTGCACACTGCCTGCTAGTGGCTGGCCTGCTCGTGGCTGGCTCTTAAGTCATTGCAGACGCAATGACTGCCGCGCAGATTAAGTCAATTTCTTGCGTACTTGCTAGGCCATGCTTATGCGCTAGCCTGGCTTGTATTAGCGCTTGTGCCTCGATTACATCCTCTTTGGCTGCATGTAGTGCCATGTTGTCTAGTAGTCTTTTTATCAGTTGCATTGCTTACTGCCTTATATCTATCATAATTGCTGGTCTTACTTAAGTATTGTATAGCTTGGCAGTATTGCAAGTTGCATAGTGCATTGGTTACACTTTATTACACTTCCTTACTTTTCTTTACAATTATATGCTTGCGTGTTTGGTTGGTTAGGTACTATAGTTAATACATGCAGAGGGGATTGATAATTAACTGGCTAGGAGATAAAAGATGAAACTATACGCACAACCATATAATGGCGATTACAAAGGCTTTCAGTTTTCTAACTTGGCCGAGTATGAAGCTGGCGTAATAGCATCAGGGGCAGAAGGATACGAGATAGGCTTACTTGATGCTGATTTTGATGGTGTTATTTTTGCTGGCATGAAAGTCAATCAGACTAACATTGAAGAGTCTTTTGAGATTGCTGAAGTATTAGACGGCATGGATGAGGAACAGTTAACAGCGGTCGAGTTTTTGCTCGATTGTGGTAAAGGCATACAGGCAGCAATAGATAGCTATGACGATGTTTGTGTGTCGTCTGAGAGCTTAGATGACTATGCTTATGGCCTAATGACTGATTGCTATGGTATACCGGAGCCTCTGTTGCACTATCTAGACTACCGCGCATTTGGGCGAGATTTAGTGCTCGAGGGTGCAGTTGTTAAATTAAACGGCTATCTAAATCTAGACTACCGCGCATTTGGGCGAGATTTAGTGCTCGAGGGTGCAGTTGTTAAATTAAACGGCTATCTAATTACTAATGCAAACGATTTATAGGCGGCTTTATGATTAACAAAGTACAGATGATGCTAATGGCTACTTGGTGCAACAAGCATGGCAAAGAGTTAGAGGATGGCGGATTAGAGTGGATTAGATTGTATGCTGGCGTATTTAGATCAATGATGGCTAAGGGGTAGGACATGAGCATAGCACAAGACATTTTACATTTTTACAAAAACATGGAAGGTTTGGAGGGGGGCGACTTGCAAGCGGCTATTATTGACGAGGACAGGCACACAGCAGCAGAGCTTGACGTTGACCAAGAGGCTACTACTTTTTGTTATGCCGATGGCAGTTGTATAGTAATGAGTGATGGCACCATAAGAGCATACGCATCAAAAGATTAAAGGGGCAAATGATGAATAACACAATTGAGCATCTATCATGCGGCGGCTTTGCTGTGCTACCATTGCCGCAAGTAGTGCCTGTGCCGGCTGGGCAGTTAACAAACAACGCAACCACCACAAATGAACCAATTAAAAGAGGGCATTATGAAATTCTCTAAACTCACTAAAAAATCTTGCCGTGTTGTGCTTATGCATGACAGCACTGGCTTAGCTTGGTTATGTAATGGCTACTGGGCAGTCCCTGTTCCTGTGCGTGTTGCTGGCCTTGGCGCTGGACGTGCGCTCTACATTAACATGACAGGCAA